GCCGTCAAGCATCTCAGGCCGCTCGCGCCCGCCGCCACTCCCTTTAGGGCGTTCCCATCCGCAGAAGGGGCACCGCGGCTCGAAGCCCTCATAGGCCAGCATGCACTCGGGGTTCCCGCAAATCTGCAGGCCCACGCTCGTCTGTGTCGTCGTCCGCCGCTCTGGCGTGTCCAGCGTCCATTCCCTGTGGCCGTCCGGCAGGCCATGGCACTGCACGTTGCCGACATGGTCAAGCAGTATCGCCGTCTTGCCGGGGCCGTCTGGGCGCATGGGGCGCATGCTCTGTTGGATGTACAGCCCGAGCGACATTGTCGGCCGCGCCATGGACACGCAATGCGCCGCGGGCAGGTCGTAGCCCTCGCCAAGGATATCCACGTTGACAATCTGTAGCAGCTCACCGTTGCGTATACCGCGGTTGATGGCGGTCCGCTCCGTCGATGGTGTCTCGCTGCTCAACACCGCCGCCGGTATGCCAGCCGCCCTGAACGCTTGCGCGTGCTCGCCAGCCAGCTCAACGTCAACCGCGAACGTTATGCCGGTCAGGCCGGACGCCAGACGCTGATAGTGCAGGACGATGTCGCCGGTGATGGCGCTGGCCTTGGCTTCCTTCCGCAGGTCTCGCGCGTCGAAGTCATCGCCGCGCATGCGCACGTGGCTCATATCCATCCGCTGTGGCAGGCCGTAGAGCTTGTAGTCAGCCAGGTGACCGCGCCGGATAAGCTCCCGAGCGCTCGGTCCCACCACCATGGTGTCAAATAGCCCGCCGCGCCCGCGCTTGAGTGACTTGCGGTCCAGCCTCACCGGCGTGGCCGTCCAGCCAATACCGAGCGCTCCCGCTGTGTCGAGCAACGCGATGGCTTTGCCCCATTTATTACCCTTGTGACCGTTTTCAGAGTCGACTGCTTGTAAATGATGGCCTTCGTCGCACTGCCAAAGCTTGACGTTACTTAGATCAACCTCGCGTCGTATCAGTGTATCAACACTGGCAATCATACGGTGACTATTGGACCGTATATAGTTACTACCAATAACGTCAACATGGAGTTTTATACAGTCGCGAATGAGAGCGTCCGGCGCTATGACACGGTGGGGAAGCCCTGCACGGGCAAATGTGAGACTCATCTGGCTCACCAGTTCTTGCCGGTGAGCCAGCGCTAAACTATCTCCGTCGCACTCGTCAGTAAATGACCGCATAAGGACGGTTTTACCGCTGCCGCAAGGCGCTACCGCCAGAACGTTCTGGTGGCCCTCCGCGTGCGCCGTGTTGATGCGGTCTCTCAAATCTATCTGGTAATCGCGTAACATTAACGACGCCTTTTCTGAAACCAGAGCGTACCTTTCACCGCTCTTTCCGCAGTACCTTCGGAAAGTATACGATGCCACTCTTCTTTAATCTCGGCGTTAGTTGGTTCACGACCGAGCTTATCTTGTAATGCTTCATAAATGGTAGGCTTCCGTTCTTTAGCCGTCATTTCCCATAACCCTTCCGTAGCGCCTCGTCACATCCAAGCCCTATCACAAGTCGAAAGCTTAACGGTATGCGTCGGGCGGCTCCATGTGGCATAATGTCGTGTTGACACAGGAATGGGAAAGCTCTAAATGTCGTCTCACCGGAAATTAATCATAACCAAGAGTTACCATAATGCCTAGAATTAATCTCGTTTCTCCCTCTGGCCGCATTGTGTCTGGAAGTGTCAGTAAACCCAACCTCAAAGATATGTACGGGGCATTGCGCGAAAAGCCTCAATACTTTATCGCCCTCGCTGTCCCCAAAAACAGCCCTCAAATCCCCCAGCTCTTTCAGACTATCTTCCAGCACGCTCTGAGCGAGTTCTCACGCCATCATGATGTGTTGCGTCGCATCAATCTTGGCTTGCAGAAAAACACCGGCTTTGCCTGGAAGATTGAGGACGGTGACTTGCCGTCCATCAAAACCAGCAAGGTGCGTGAGGGTTGGCAGGGTTGTTGGGTGTTCAAACTGTCCACCACAATTGCGCCGTTAGCCGTGGACGTCAACAATCAGCCAATAGACCCCGCCGCTATCGAGACGGGTTACTATGCCGACGTGGCCTTTAGCGTTGCCGGCAACGACCGCGCCGATCATACCGCCGGGCTCTACATGAACCCCAATTTCGTCCGTCTACTCGGTTACGGTGAGCGCATCAATACCGGCCCGACACCTGACCAGGCTTTCGGCGCCGCCGGTCAATCGATGGGATCTCCCACTCCGCTCTCGCCTGCCGGTATGCCGGGCGGTTACGCCGCGCCCGCGGCTCAACCTCAGGGAATGCCGGGTATCGGTTACGGTGGCGGCGCAATGACGCAACCTGCCCCGGCAGCAATGGGAAACGGATATGCGCCGACTGCGGCTCCCGGCATGCCGATGGGATACGGCGCACCATCATCAGCCTTGACACCGGCGCCACAGAGCCCGTCCATGTACGCCACCCTTGCGCCAGCAATGCCACAACAGTCCCCGGCTACCCAGCCCCAGGGGAATAACCCAGGCCCTTTAGGCTTTGCTTCTACTGCGGTTCCACCGGCTATGACTGGCGTGATGGGCGGTGGACTTGCAGGGAGTGCCCAGCCTTCTAGCCCTTTAGCCCTCCCTGCCAACGTCCCGGATGTACAGGGCGGCGCGACCTTGGCCCCTGCCCCAACGCTCGGCATGACCCCACCGGACAATATCTCAGGGACTGTTGCCCTTTCTAGTTCCGACGCGCCAGCGCCAAGTATTCCAGGCTTTTCAAGCGGAGCGGCTCAGTAACACAAACAGGGCGTGGCGTCGTGTCACGCCCGCAACTCTTGACGGGAGATTGAGTTGTGCAAGTAGAACCCGAACCAGTTATTTATGACGTGGAATGCTTTCCTAATGCGTTCACAGCAACGTTTAAGCCAGTGGGAAAGCCTGGGGTATTCTTTGAGATATCAGACAGACGACGCGACAATTACCACCTGTGGCATTATATAAGCAAGTTGCAACTTATGGTAGGTTTTAATAACCTCTCATATGACTGGCCAATGATACAACACTTTCTGGATAAACCGGATTGTGACGCCGCGTATATGTACCAAAAGAACTGTGAGATTATTGGTGGTCCTGACGAACGGGAGAAAAAAGAGCATATAATTTGGAACCCTGCTATTGAGCAGATAGACTTATTTCTTATCCACCACTTTAACAACAAGGCGAAGTCTACCAGCCTCAAAAAACTGCAATTTAATATGAGGTCCCGTCACGTCATGCAGTCGCCAATAGAGTTTGGCACCTGCTTGAGCTATGACGAGATTGACCAGACCATTCGTTACAACTGCCACGACGTGACGGAGACTGAAAAATTCTGGCTCATCAGTCAACCGGCCATCGAACTGCGGCGCGCCATCAACCCGCGCTGGATAAACCAATCGGACACCGGCCTTGGCCGCAAATATTTCGAGACACAGCTCGAAGCATCCGGCATTGAGTGCTTCGAGCGTGACGAGAGCGGCCGGCGACGGCCAAAGGTGACGCTGCGCCCCGGTGGCGTGTTGCTGGGCGATATCATCCTGCCTTACCTCCAGTTCCGCACGCCCGCCATCCAGGCGGCTGTGGAAAGGCTTTCCCATGTTTTGGTGCGGGACGATTGGGACGCTGCGGAGGGCAAGATGGTGCGGAGCGCCGCCGAGCCGGACGCTCCAATCTATGCGCGCGGGCCGAAGAAGGTGAGGGCCGAAGACCTTGAAGCCTACGGCCATCACATATGGTTCATGGAGGACTTCAGTACGCATAGTTTTGAGTTGGGCGGTATCGAGGTGACCATGGGCCTGGGTGGCATCCACGGCTCCATGGAGCGCGCCGTGTTGGCCGATTGCGATATGATGGACCTGGACGTGACGAGCTTCTATCCGAGCGTCGCCATTGTCAACGGGCTCTTTCCGGCCCACCTCGGTGTAGGGGTCTGTCGGGTGTACGATGTGTTGCTCGCCATGCGCCTCCAGAGCCCCAAGGGGACCGCTGAGAACGCCGCGCTCAAGTTGGCCTTGGTCAGTGTCTTTGGCAGCTCCGGGAGTGTTTTCACCTGCTTCTATGACTTGGCGTTTATGTTGAGCATCACCGTCAATGGCCAGCTGCTCATCCTGTCGCTTGCCGAGCTGCTGTTGACCGTCGAGGGTTTGCAGCTCATCCAAATCAACACTGACGGCCTGACCATCATCATCCCGGACGGTCAACGCGGACAAGTGGGAAAGCTCTACAAGGCGTGGAGCGAGGCCACACGACTCAACCTGGAGAGCAAAGACTATAAGCGCGTGTGGATTAGAGATGTAAACAATTACATCGCCGAAGACATGAAAGGTGATCGTAAGCGGAAGGGCTGTTACGAGGCTGAAAAGCAGTGGCACCAAAATCAGTCAATGACCATTATCAGACGCGCCGCTGAGGCAGCCATGTGTGACGGCGCGGATATTGAAGATTTTATCCGAGCCCATGATGATGACGGCTGGGAGTTTCTGTTGCGCCTGGACCTGCCTAAGACGGCTCACCTCGTCTTAGCTGACGGTAGTAAGCTACACGGTGTCGTCAGATACTACGTGGGGACCGAAGGCCAGACCGCCATCAAAGTAATGGGCAAAACCCACACTCATATTCACAAAGGCGCTGAGGCGGAAGTTATTGGCAAGCGCGGAAACTGGAAGTGCAGCAAGTGCGACTATTTCGCCAATATCAAAGCGAACGTACAGAAACATGTTGACGACGCGCACTCAAGTAAGATAGTCATCTGCCAAGAGTACAACGGTGAACCCATTCACTACGATATGAAGTTCTACGCAAACGAAGCGAGAAAGTTGGTGCTTACTTAATGCCGAACCTCGTTAACCCCGAGTCGCCCCTCTATCCTACCGACTGACAGCATAATAGAGCGGATATCGTTTTGCATAGTATGGTGTTCGTCTCTATTATCGGTCAGCTTCTTTTCGACTTCACTTATGTGGTTGTTGATAAGAGCTACATCACTTTTATGTACTGCCGGGTCGATATATCCGCTACTCGCTAATACTCCGAGTATTAGGGCTATAAAACAGCCAATACCTGCGATTGCTGGCCACGTTCGGATTAGATAAACAACGGATTGATAGGTTATTGACATGGGGTGCTCTGGGTTGCAAGGGCGGCGTAGACCGCCGCCCTTTATTGGTGTCAGGTGTTGTCGCTCACGGCACGCGACAGAGCAGTTGTGCTCGTCTCGACCTGCGTAGCCAACTCATCGAGCTGCGCCTGAACAGCCGCCTGTGCCGCCGGGTCGCTGGCCGCAATGGCTGCATCGAGCTTGACCTGGAGGTCACGCATTGCCTGTGCAAGCCGCGCGAGCAACGTCACGGCGCCCTCAATGACGGTCTTTTCGGCTTCAACGTCGGCGACCAAGCGGCTGATATCAAGTGACATTTTGTCCATTTTCCTATTTAAAGCATTGAGACTATTCATAAATAGCCGTTCGTATTCCATCACACGGCCTTAGCTACGTCAAGTGAACCGTCCGTGCTGGCGGGAACTGACGGCGCAGTGTAGGTAAACGTCTTGTCGCTACCAGCGACCGGCGGCTGGTAGTTGGCCAGCTGAGTGAGGAACTGTTCCACCAGGGCCTCGGTGTTGGCGTTGGATGCGCCGATGACACCCATGTGGTTGACGGCCGCCAGAATGCTCACCAGGACGCCAGCAACCGCACTGATTGTATGCATGGCGTCGACGCCAAAGCCGGACGCCCCCAGGCCCGCCATAAGAGCGCCGATGACAATGGTTCCGATATTGGCGCTCGCTCCCGCCGGGGCGACGTTGTAACCCGCGGTTGAGGTAGTATTCTTTACGATATCCCCGACAAGACCGGGAACAATACCGCCGACAATGGCAGTGATGATTTGTAACATTGCAGCAACTCCGATTTGACTATCAGCCACGTTGGGCGTAACCAAATCCGTTAAATTCCTCCGCGAGATAGAGGGGATGTTCTATACTCCAATCTGCGATTTTGTCAAACTTTTGAATGCGTAATGCATCTACCGCTCAACCGCACCACACGGCCCGCGCCCCTTCGGCACAAGCCGTGTGGTGCGGTTGAGCGAGAGCGGGTTCACTTAGGTTGTGGCCATGCGTAGCCAAGTACACGCGTTTTAGGGAACGTCTCTTCGCTGACTACGCCAGCATTTCCCTGATTTCCTGCAAGCAATGTTATGTGGTCGTCTGTAAATCCTGTAACAAATCCAACATGACCTTCTGAACCGTTCGGGTCATTGCGCCACAGGATTGCGATACACCCGATTTTAGGCGCTGAAAGCTTTGTTGCAATCGCCGTGTTGAGATAGCTTCTCGCCATGAGAGAGCCTGTGCGCTTCATGCCCGCCCGATGCAGCATCGCGCCACAGAAGGCCGCGCACCAAGCCGTGGCGCTCGTGTGAACCTCGGAATGCCCGGCGTCTTGGAAGAACGTCAGAATTTTGGCGTCATCCCGTCCTTCACGGTCGCCAAGTTCGGCTTTTGCTAAGTCTAACCAACGGTTGCGTGTAAATTCAGCGTCATATTTTGGTTTAGACATATGCAATACACGTCAAAACTGAGATGTTTACGGGACGGGTTTCAGCGCCGGATGACGCGTCTGTTGTAAACCCGTGGGTGTGCGTGGCGCTTTCGGTGTTCGTATTCAGGCTCCCGTGTGCGCCATATGCCGCGCCAACCAGGGTCATGTCATAGGCGCCGCCAGCGTTGGTAATGGCGTATGAATGAGTGTGCGTGGCGCTCTCGGTGCCTGTCGTCCCTGTGTGCGTATGGGCTAACGTGGCCTGTGCCTGGATAATACCGGCAGCTCTACCATAATCAGGACCTGCAGCGTTAGCCGGGTTATATGACCGTCTAAAGTAACCTCTCAAATCAGGAAGTCTAAAAGTTGTACTCCCGTCGCCATCAGTAAATAGACCGTAATAACCTGCCGCCCAAGTACCCTCCGTTGTTATACGGCCAGTAGTATTGGCAAACGTCCATAATGCAGGGTAAGTTGCTCTAGCCAATACGGCACCATTCCCGTACAACCACCCAGTCGGTATGGCTGTACCTGGGAAATCCGCAATCATGCCGACAGTGCTTGCAACGGAAGTAGTCGCCGGTAATACCAGTCGTGTTCCGTTCGTGGTGTCACACACCGCGACGTAACGCCCGCCCTGTGGTATTGTAACGGGCGTTCCCACTCCCGCCCCGCCGTAAGTCACCACGTTGGTGAGCGTCACGGTGTAGTCACCGCTCGTCAGGTTTTCGACGAACAAAAATCCCTGACAGACCGTCGACACAGCCACGTTAGCCCCGAGTGTGCCAATAAGCCGTAGGATTGCTGAACGGCTTTCAGAGGCAGTCAAGTTAACTGCACTACTGGCGAGCGTTTTGGTTGTTATCCCGCCCAAGTTCCGGTCAATAAAGGTGAACGGATAGTTGTTGAGGGCGTCTCCCCATGTGGTTGTCACGCCCTGTTCGGGGAGTGGGAAAGCCTTATACGTCGTTGTCGGCGCGGTCATTACTGTTCAGTCCCTCTGTTCATGGCCAAATAACCTTGTGTGCCATGAGATGGCGCGTAGCGCTGCAAGGCTTCGGCGATGGCGTTGGCTCCACCAGGTCGATGCATGAGCGCGGCGCGGGCGAAACGCATACCTTGTTGACTGTAGAGCATCGGGAGGATACCCGCGATAGCGGCCATTTGAGGACTGACAACTGCCGTTCCACCAAGTAATGCTGTTGCGAGCGTGCGTTCAGGTGTACCAGAGTTCGGTATGGAATTGGGTAGCGTGCGTTTGCCCATCACAACCAAATCTTTCATCATGGCGCGATTGGTTGCTTTATTCCACAACGATTGCTCTGATTGGTTTACCGCTGTACTCAGTTGATTTGGATTAAATAGACCTTCATGCGCCTCAGCTGGCTTTGAGGCGACGGCTTTTTCAAAGCGCACGAAGTTAGCCCAACCACGGTTGACCTTCTCAAGGGCCTTACCAACACCTGGGTTTTGGTCAATAAGTTCTTTGTTAATTACTTCTCTGATATGACCAACATATTTGCCCAAGAGTTGATCATTCATGCTTTGCGACGATGTGAGTGTCTTTTGGGCGCGTCCAAGTTCCGAGGTTATACTTTGTATAGTCTTACCATCGGCAACCTGAGTGGGGTTGTCGAATATCTTTCCTTGTATTTCGTTACGAACTATTCTGTCAAAATCGGCTATTTGGTCAGCGGCAAGCTCTCTATGAGCATTTTTGACCACATCCGCCAAATCGTATTCAAGCTGTGGTGTGGCCTTAATCGAGCTTATGCCGTGAAGAATTTTGTATTGGTCATCAAGCACTGTCCCGACATGTTCGGCCATTTCATAGCCGGTACGCATATGATTAAGAGCAGAAGAGAACTCTTCGTCGCCAAGAGGCGCTAAGGCGCGCTTGGCCGCCGCTACATTGTACGTCCGGTAGGCGTCGGCCTGAGCGTTACGAACGAATGCACCGACAAACGGTAAATTGGCCGCAATATCTTCGACATACTTGGGGAGCCCTCCCATCATTTGACCGGGCGTGAGCTTGACGCCCTCGCTCATAAGGCCGCGCGCTTCCTGTGTGATTGGTGGCATGATGGCGCTACCAACCGCGTGCGCCGCCGGGCCCATGATGGCGCCCGCCAACGCGCCGCCACCAACTTGGGTTGCTTTCTCAGCCGGATAGCTGGTCTCTGGACTAGTGACCACGGGCTCGGTCGCGCCGTAGGCCGCGCCGGTCGCCGCACCCGTCATGGCCATGCGCCCGAGTGTTGCGCCCGCGCGTGCCGTCCGTCCGATGGCCGCGCCGGGTATGAGGTTGACGGGCGACAGCATATTACCCGCGCCCGCGAAGTAGTCCCAGTCGGCAGGTGTCAGACCGGCTTCTTTGCGCGACGCCTGATAGAGGTTGTGAAGCTTGTTGACGGTCGTGTCCGCCGTCTCGGAGCCCATACCCACGGCGTGTGTCAGCAACTGCGCGCCGCCTGCCACGGGTTCGGCCATGCCCTGCAACGTCCGGCCCGCACGGGACGACCAGAACGCACCGGCTTTCTCTTCTGGCGCGTCATTGCCGGGTACGAGATGGGAAAGCCCCGGCAACAATGTAAATTCGTCAGCCATTATAGTGCTCCCACTTGACGTAAGTAATCTTGCGCATATTTAGTTGCGGCTGTTCTGTCAGCCCCTTTACTCACTGCCGTATCTATTTCGGCCTGAGCCCGTTTGATAAGGTCGGTATTACTCATTCCAGCCGGGCGTTTTACAGCCGGATTTTGGTTGCTTTCTCCTTTCAATCGCGCCATCACTTTCTTTGACTCTTCGTCAAAAACGTCAAGTTTTGGTGCGTTTCTAGGGATATGTTTATTGTAATCGCTTTCTACTGATTTAGAACGACCTTCGATAAGATGACTATCCTCAGCCAATACTCTACGGATTGTCTCCCTGCCTTTAGCCGGGTCGTAGTCTTTTAACAATTCGTCTCGTTCGGAAACGGTTGGCGACGCGCCCGTAATAGCTTTAATCTTTTCGTCAACCACCTGCTTTGAAACGTCAATGTATGCCGAAAGGTCAGGGTCGTTAGTTTGGTTCCTGAACCATAACTTGCCGGTATTCAAAAACCTACCACTACCACTAGACGGCAGCTTATCGGCCAGGTCGTACAATTTACCAGCGTGCTGATAGAATGTATTTGCGGCCTTAATGTTCTTTGACATACCTTTGTCCGGGTCGTTCCATTTCTGAATAAAGTCGTAACTCCCCTCATTAAAATCAGGGTACGCCGTGCGTACAGCGTCCGCTACAGGTTTGGCCGTAGGGTTATACTTGCTTGGTGTCGGCATTTTAGCCAATCCCTGACCAACTCTACGGGCTTGCTCCGCAATATACGGGTCGAGTGTCGCAAGGTGCTCTTCACCCTGCAAACCGCTTTGTTTTGTTGCAGGCGTCCCCAATACTTCGTTTGCCGGTTTAATGGTATTGGCAGCTGAGTCAATAAAGCCGTAACGAGGCGTTCCGTCACTGTTCTGACCGATAACCCCGAAAGACTGCTTGGCCTGGTTGACCTGCTCTTGCTGCAAGGCGAGGTGAGCGGCGTTTTGCTGTGCCTGTTGCGCCAGCTTCTGGCGGTCCAGCTCGCTGCCCATTTGCGCCTGATAGGCCTGTACGCCCTGACCGACGCCGCCGAGCCCGCCGGCAATCAACCCCATACGTTCGGCCTGGTTGAGCCCGAGCGGGTTGAAATCAATCCCCAGAAGCCGTTTGAGCACGCCGCCACGGTCAGTGTCCGCCGCCGCAGCTGGCGCGGCAGGCCGCCCTTGCAGTTTATCGATTAACGCCCCCACCGAGCCCTTAAGCCGGAAGGGTTCTGCGGTTTGCGGCGCAGCAAGACCCGCAGCCATACCACCGGGTGTTGGTGTCGGTGGGGACGCTCCGGCCTGTGGCTCAAGAGGTTGTCTACCGCCTCCAGATGGCGCTTCCCCACCGAGCAACATTGCGGCTTCGTCGCGCCGCCGCGTCGTCAGACCGTTGCTGACACGCCGCTCACCGTTGACCGTCTCGTGGTTATAGCGCGACATTTTCTCCGCAGCGCCCTGGAAGTCGCCACGGTTGATGAACGGCATGATATCAGCCAGTCCACCCTTGCCGGTCCCGAGGTTGTAACCAAAGGACACAAGCGCATCGTGTTGTCCCTGGGTGAGCGGGACTGCGGCGTTTTTGATAAGATAGTTACTAACCGTGCCCGCCTCTACGCGCATTCGCCGCTCGGCTTCTTCAGTGTCTATGAATGTTTCGCCGGGTTTGGCTTGTGTGCCGTAACCGATAGACACTTGCTTGTTGTCCCAGAACGGCTTGCTCGTAAAGCCCTCATGCTGCTTCAGGAAGTCCACGCCGTTGTCGGATACGCCTGTAGCGGGCTCAGCGACCGCGCCGGGTGGCGGCGCAACGTCCGAACCAATGGGAGTGGGCGCGCCCAGCGCGGGCGACAAGACGCTCTTGGGGATTTCCCGACCGTCAGGGCCAACCCGGAACGTGCTAACAGGCGCTTGCGGTATCTCTTGGGGCACTGGCGCCTGTACGGGGGTTGCCAACGCGCCCAATCCAGGTTGTGCCGCCGGGGTGGCTGTCGTTTCCTGAGGCGCGGGGTTGGCGACCGGCGTTGGGGAAGGCGCTGTGTAGCTCGGTTGAGAGCGCTCAACGGCGCCGCGCCACCAGTCCTGTAGCCTCGATAAGCCTGTAGACCCTGCATTCTCACCAGGGCGCGTTAAAGTCGGTCCTTCCTGCGTTTGTGCTGCGGCTTCACGTGCCGCGGCTTCAACTTGCTGAGCGGCCGCGCGCGCCTCACGCTCGCGTTCCGCACGCAGCCATTGCGGGGCATCTTCTGTGTCGCTGATACCCGCCGCAATCCCGCCGCCATCGAGCCGGTGTTTGACCGCGTCCGCCGTGGCCAGGTCGTAACGGACCGTCTTTGCGCCGTTGACGTTGCCGACTGCCTCCGGGTGGCGCTTCTCAACCTCTTGGGCCATGAGGCCTATGCGCGTCGCCGGGTCGCCCTTATAGTTGTACGAGTAGACCTGCTGACCATCATTCAGCTTTCCCACTTGGTGGATGTTGGTTTTCAGCCGCCGGTCACTGAACAGCGCGGCCAGCGCATCGCCCACACCTTCAAGAGCTGCTGCACCACCCTCGCCAGCTGCGGTTGCTCCTTCACCGGCAGCGCCCGCGCCTTCACCCGCAGCCGCGGCTCCTTCACCGGCAGCGCCCGCGCCCTCGCCAGCCGCCGCGGCTCCTTCACCGGCAGCGCCCTCGCCAGCCAGGGCGCCCGCCTGACTTTGCGCGCCCGCCGAGCCAATGGACATGGGGGAGCCTGAGCCACCTCCGCCCCCAGCCGGCGCGCCAGAACCGCCGCCGGTCGTCTTACCGCCGGGCTGGTCCAGCTTATCCATCATGGAGTTCAGTTTCTTACGTGCGTGCTCGCCGAGCTTGGGCATACTGTGTGTCTGCGCTGGGACGATAGCCGGTGGGGCCCCAAGGTTGAGCGTCGGGATGGTCATCGGCTGCAGGTAGTTGACGCCACCGCCGTCGAGACGGTGAACCGCACCGCCATCTTTGAACATGCCGAGCACCGCTGCCACGGTTCCCCAGCCACCACCCGGACCTGTGGTCGTGTTGGCCGAACCGTTCGTCGATGACGTGCCGGACGACTGATATTGGCCGGTCGTGTCCTGTGTACCCACCAGGCTCGATGTCCCGGCCGTGGTATTCGTGCCGGTCATGGAGCCAGTTCCGCTCGTCTCGGTCCCCATCATGCCAGCCGCTTGCAGCGCCGCCGTGCGGTCAGCCTGTGCGGCCTGTAGCGCCTGCGTATAGGCGGTATTGTTCAGATTGGCGATGGTGGTGGCGTCGTTTAGCCCCTGGCCGCGCATGAGTTCCGCTTGCGCAATCTTGGCGCGGCTACCACCAAGCGCGTTCTGGCCAATGGTGTTACCCCTAAGCGCGTTCTGCTGTACAGCGTTATTGGCCTGCTGTTGCCCTACCGTGGCGTTAATGACTTGTTGCTGATAGGGGTTCATATACTGCTGTATTTGGTCAGCGCCGATACTGCCAGAACTGTAGCGCTTTAATATATCCATAGCAGCCTGAATAGGACCGCTTCGGGACTGTTGAGACGTATTCTGGTTAACGTTCGTCGTACTATTGTTCGTACCGTATTGCGAAGTATTCGCTTGGCTAGACGACGTGCCTTGCTGACTGGAATTGGTCGTGCTGCTCTGAGTGGTGTTAGATGTATTCGTCATGCTGCATGGTCCTTGTGTTCAGCATTAAGCAAAAAGTAGGCCCCTGACTGCTTTCCCAGTCTCCGCTCGTACAGTCGTATCTTGGCAGCTGTGCGAGCGGTGGCGATGACGCCTATAAGCAGCGGAACATCGAGCCGTTGAGCGCTTGTTTTGGCAAACTCTACCAATGCCTTGGCGTTATCCGACTTGCGAAACTCTGGGCGAACAAAGGCGAACAATTCTTCAAGGTGCAATTCTTCAGTGTACCAGAACTGACCGACCGTCAGATAGATAGCAGCCTCGATAGCGCCGACCGGCCCGATAAGACCCATGATGGCACGGTTCTGGTTTATGCCGCGCCACGCGTAATCTCTAATGCGCTCCTCTGAGAGAGGCATAAAGGCGTTCTCAGCGTGGATAAGGCGTCCCAATTCGAGAATTTCGTCAATATCCTCAGGTGTTGCAAGTCTGACTTTCTTCATTCTTTCACTGGCCCCGGAAGGTTTTGACGGCGCTTAATATCCGCGTGGCGGACGCCTACTATCCATTTGTCGAACACGTCGTGTCCGCCGTGTGTCTCAACGTCCTGTGGCGACACCACGAATTCACCGTCGCTCAGTTTGCATTTGACGCCACCGCCCGTGGCACGAGTGGGAACGCCCTTGCCGGGGAACATGCGCTTCAGGTGGTCAAAGCCAGCGGCTGTGTTGCCGTCGCCAAGCGCGCTTACCACGTCTGCAGGGATGACATAAGCCCCATCCGGGACGTCGACCGGCAACACGTCGGCGCGCCCGCCGGTAGCGCCCTTGAGCGCTCCCACATGCCCGCCACTGGCGCGCGACGGCTTGACGCCCGCAGTTTTGAGCGCGATGGCCAGGGCCTGGGCGTAAGGGTGTTGTTCGGTTTTTAAGGGCATGCCACTTAACCTATATTTATAAACATGTAGGCGAATATTTCAGTACCCGCGGCATTACCACCGTCCGCCGTGTATACGGTAAATCCCACGCCAACACTGTTGACGAAATACAGGTTACTTGAACCGCTCATTAACGTAGCTGCCGCCGCATTCAAGGGTGACAGGAAGACAATCGCCCCTAATTTGAGCGCTGGCTCTGCCACGACCTTACTGGCTGCAGCGGCCATTGTGAACAACCCGCGCGTGGCGTGCAATGGAAAAGCGTCTTTCAGGGTGTTGACGAGCGCCCCCAGGTTTTCGTTGAGCCCCTTGGCCTGCCCGAGCATTGCCGTATTGCTTTGCTGGGGCATTGCCGTGTTGGGTTGCTGGGGCATCGCCGTGTTGGGTTGCTGGGGTAGTATGCTATTATTATACTGTAACACCATTATTATCTCCTCCCGTCTTTGGCAAATCTCACACGTAGATGACCGAGACGCCAGAAACTCCCGATATCATTACTTTCAACTTTGAACTTTATTTGCCGTGCGCGCACTCGCTTACTGATGAATTTATTGGATTTGGTGACAGTAAACGGCCCATAAGTTCTTGGCGTATCACCTGGATACTGAACGGCATAGACGGTTATATCAATCGATGCATCGTCAATACCGTCATATTCGCCCCATTTGAAGTCAGGAAAGATACGGTCGACAAAGGTGCTTTCCTCACCTTCGGCCACGTAAATCCATGCCGTCTCAAAACTGGCGTTTAGTGGATGACCGTCGGCGTCATAGCCGCTTTCATGAGAAAATATAACACCTGTACTATCCGTTGCAACTGGATTACCTACTACGGACCTATCAAGCCAAGTGTTACGTTGAAGGTCTCCAATATCCCATAGCCCATCGAGAATATTGAGTTTTACGTATTTGTCCGCAACACTTGATCCAGTGGACGGATAGAAGAACCATATTTCGTTAAAGTCACTATTGACGCCAGCGTGACAGAGATTGGCTTTGGTTAGGTCAATATCCTGAAAAACGGCATCCCAAACAGTACATTGTAGGGGTGTTACCGTGCCACCTGATAGACCGTAAAAATTGCTCTTGCCCATCCAGAAAACGGCGTCGCCTATCTGCGCATGCGCGTGCTTGGCGATTAGGCCGCAACCGGTCGACAACTCTGTGAACCCGAACACGAGTGAGGCGCCGATATAGTCCATACTCCAAACGCCCTGGTCCGTCCAAATCAAAGAGCGGTGGGGCGTGGCGGCGCCGCCCATACAACGGCTCCCTGTCGGAATGCGATAGCTCCCCGCCTGATTGGCGGCTGTATCCGTCCAGTCCGTGAAGTTCTCACTGTCACACCAGCGCACCATGAGAGGGTCCTGGTAGACCCCAATCTCTCCACTCACGGTAGAGCCGTACGCCACTATCATTTGCTGCGCGTTAGCTATAAATGAGCCTATGTTGAATATTGGGGCCTGAGTTATCACGGAGCTGTTTACAAACCCGCTATTCGGTCCCCAGTAGAACACGCCGCCATTCTCAGGCGTACTGATTAACAATTCACCCCAATTCGATAGGCTCCAGTCCGTGGCGGCTATGTCAGTCCCGGTATCGGCGCTTACAGCCGTACCAGTGCCGTACACGCCAGAACCGTATATACCAGAACCATACGTGCCGCCGCTCGCAATAGGCCCTGTCGCCAAATAATAGAGTATGCTAAATGGTTCGCTTATGGGGCTGCCCGGTGTTGATGTTGCGATATTTGCAGCCGTAATGACAATATTATCGGTATCTGTAACTGACTGCACCGTGTATTTACCGGTAATTGTCAGTCCACCACCCGTAGTTGCATTAGGGAATACTACTGTATCACCGGCAAGCAGACCGTGAGCGACTATATGAACGGTTACGTTCGAGCTACCGCTTGTTATGGTGAACGTAGGAGTTGCGCCGCCATTGGTGACACTACCTGTGGCGTTCGCGCCTGCCTGAATACGATAGACGCCTGTAGAGACATACGTTGTAACCTGATACATCCCGGACAGCACAAGCCCGCCGACAATTATCGGAGCGCCGAGATATATCGAGTCATAACCTGTAATCGTCGTAACGTTGGTGTCGGTTATAGTGACAATATTGCTTCCGGTGGTTGTCGTGAAACTCACCGTGGGAGCGCTCAACAGGGTCTGCGAGGAGATGTTACGTGGCACGCCGTTGCTCAGGTCATAGAGCGAAGTGGTTGTCGCCACGGCAAGCCGGTCGGCCGTGGCGAGGTCTTGCCAGGCGTGAGTAGCGCGCGGAAGCCCGCCGACGGCTGAGCTTATGAAGCGTTCCCACCCCCCGAGCTTTTGGAAACGTCCGGCCTTGAAGCGCCCGAGATTGGTCGCAGTGTATACGCCGCGATTGTCCGTGTCGGTCAGCTCGACGTTAAGACCGGGTTGCAGCGCTATAGGAGCCCACGTCATTTGTTAAGCCTTCACGCTTGCCGGTAACGGGCTGTTGGAGCTGATAAACAGTTTGCGCAACTCTTCGGCCTTGGCGCTGGCAAATAGCGCCTGATATTTGGTCTCCCAGCTCATTGCCTGTTGCGGGTCGGCTGACTCCGCTCCGTAGTTTTTGAGTAATAGTGCGTTACCACTACACATGGCCGCCGCAAAGAACAGGTCGCTGAGGTAGGTCGATAGAAACGTTGCGCCGTTATTAGCGCTCAATGCTGTCGGGCGTATGGTGCCAATGACCTCAAATATCCAATCAGAGCTAGGTATAGGCCCAACAACAAGTCTGTCGTCATCGAGCCTATAGAACACCTGCGGCTTTGTAGTCCCGACTGGCGCGGTTGACGGCCATACGTAGTCAATCACGTCTAGCGTTGCCGGTAGGAGTTTATATTTTGTGTAACCATCAATGATATTAACCGCGTCAACCACGATTATACGACCATTCGTGTTCGGCAGTGTCGCGTAACGAATATTTGTCGTCATTGCGCCCGTACTTATCACTGAGCACGAAACAAGGTCTAGCTCTCGATAGAGCCGCTGTTCCGCCTCATCAATTATGGACGGCAATAACGCCAGAAAATCCGTGTCGTTTGAGTCAACGACAAGGCCAAGCGCCAGAGTATTGAGGAATGTAGAATAGGTATAGCTCATTTACACCCTCACGTGATAGTAAATGTCAAACTGCCAATAGGGATAGTAAAGTTATCACCGATAGTAACGTGTTTAGGCGTGATAACGGCTTGTGCTATCATATTCCCATCGGTGATGCTATTCCAGATACTCACGTAAGCTATTAATGCAGCGTTTTGACTACTTGCGGTTATGATGATGACCGCCTGTGACGCAATAGCCGAGCCGCTAGCCGCAACTGAGAACACGGATGCAGGCGTCAAGGCGATGCGATTGGCGGTCCCATTCATCAAAAGAAGTTGTTCGGTTCCGCCTGGTAAAGATGCGTCCGACACCGTCAAATAACGTGTGGCTGCTGCTGGCGTGGTTGTCTTCCCAACAACCCAATCCAGAACGTAATCATCAGTTAGACTTGTAAGGTCACCCATTTATTTACATTCTTTCTCAAGATTGGCCATGCGCTCCTCAGTACCCCATGCAGCTAAACGTAACCACATCATTATTCGCCATGGAGCCGGTGAATATGGCCTGCGATACGGTTGTTGCGGTCTCCGACATCAAATTTGCTGGCGTTGTAAGATTGTGCGTTGTACAGCTAAATCCATGCGCCGCCGTTTGCGAAAAGTCTAGTATAACCGTACCTCCAACACATGCGCCATTAGCGGTAAACGTTCCCGCCGTCGCACCCCCCGTCTGCGTATCTATACTACACGTTCCTGAAGGCGTCGGGACGGTTCCTATAACGTTAAATGTCTGCGATGCGGCCTTAACGC